ATGGTTAGGAGAATAGCCCTGATGATGGCTCGCAACGTTTTAATAGTTCAAGGAAACATATTTGTATGTGACAAGGGATTAGTGAGTGGGAGATTTGATACCATTCAACTCAACTGTTTTGCAAGCAAATTGTTAGTGTACTGCTTGGTGGGTAGGAAGCTAGATCTTCTAAACGTGCGGAAAGGTTTATCCTTAGCCCGCATCTGTGAATTGAAGGTCAAATGGCTTAGGGAAAATTGTTTGCGGCGAATTCTTGATAAACCACAGGTGAATTTTAGTGATTTCGTAGTTGCAGTATTCACTGGTGATGACTCTCTGTTATCTTTTGACCCAAAACTCAAGGTTTCCGGGAAAGACCTGCAGGAAGAAGCCCATAGGGCTGGGTACGTGATGACTAGATCGGACAAATTACCTGGTTTCTTGGAACCACGTGAGTTGCGAGAGGTTTCCTACCTCCAAAGAGCTTTTGTTTGTAGGGATGGAATTTGGAGAGGACCTTTGAATAGAGAATCTATAATGAAGTCTTTGAAATATGTGACGGGTGTTAGCCTGGTTGAAGAGCCGGCCAGGAATAGAAATGCAGCCCTATGTGCGTGTAGAGAGTGGTATCTACACGGCTTAGAAGTTTTTGAAATTGAAATGTTGCCTCTGCAATCAGCATTTCCAGACGTAAAATTTCCAACTTATGTGGAGTTGGATACAGAGTACGCTATGGGGGTATTCCAAGCTTGGATACCCAAAGAAGGTCTGAGAGATGGTTTACCACCTCTAGACGAAAATTTTGCGGCGAAGCCGGGAGTTCTAGAACACGAAGGGAAGAGTGCGTTTCCCAGACGAAGCAGTTCTCTAGTAAGAGGTCAATGTCTAACGAAGGAGGCCGAGTACAAAACACTCGCGATATCCTATGAATGGAGGAATCGCTGTTTTATCAATGCATTTACTGAACAATTAGGATTAAACACAAACGAGGTGACGACTAACACCTCCTCAAACACAGTCGTGCAGGATATCGGAACGATAGCCGTTGAAAAAGAAGTTGTCTTCAGAGCGGGAAGACAGCCCCAAAGAATAGAGCCCCCTGGGACACAGATAGATGATTTCCTACACAGGCCTAGAAAGTTGGGTACGTTTCAGACCGATTCAGGAAAACAAACACAGGAAGTTTATAGTGTATGGAGAGCAATGGCCACAGTGAATGATGTGGTGGATCATTGGGGTTTATTTAGAGGAGACCCCGTAATCACATTGACAGTTACCGGTGGTAGCAATCAGTTGGGCAAAGGGAGAGTACTAGCTGTGCCATCGCGAGCCCGGG